ACTGGTAGCCTACAGGAGGATAAACATCAGTAGCGGTGGGTCCACAGCTTTCAGAACTTGCACCCCAGATGCTCTTCCAGATGCTTATGAACCGGTGAATGCAGCTGGTAGAGTAGATGACGTGGCAGCAATTTCAATCATACCTGGCAAGTACTTGAGTTGTAAGTGCAGCAATCGGTCACTAATCTCAGGGTTGAATGTGCCTAGTAGGCCTACCTCTGGGTTTGATATTCTGCAACAGATGTGGCATGGATATGGGTCGCTTTCATCCAAACTGCAGCTATTCGGCTTGACTAACGCTGCTGTGGGTGATGCACCAATTCCCAGGAGTCAGAATACCAACAGTGGTGGTGGTGGTCAGAATGGTACTGCCAACAACAGCTTGAATGCACCTGATGCTGCATTGGACACCACAGCACCAATTGGTGAATGAGTGAAGGTTTCTAGGCCCATCAGCCACTATTCTGGAAGTGATAGGCCTATAGGTTGGAGAGTGAATGCAATAAGTGGGAAGAACATGCCTTTGACCCAATGGTACAAAAATGTTTCCGGTCAACCCTTGTCGGAACAACAATATTTGTTTCTGAATCAGATATACGAGAGTAGAGTCTGTGATGTTGAAATTTTCAAGTTGTGGCATGATCATAGCTTCGGAGGCGTATACCCTGAGAAATTGTGGTTTGATTTAGTGACTGAAAGACCTGATTTGATCAAACACTCTGAGTTGTATGCTCTCAAGAACACGCGGCTCAGGCGTGCGGAAGGCACGTGTGTGTACGATGCTAAGGAGGGATATGAGGCAGTTGATAGTAGTTTTCCCAAACGGCGAATGCCGGAAGGTAAGGGAGGTGGCATCATACTGATGTACAGTGGTGGAGGCAAGAGCCACTTCGTCACGACCCACCCTGGTTGTCGCGTCCTGGATGGCGACCGCTTGGTGAAATTTCCTATTGGATGGCCTAGTGACAACAACCTTCGCAAGCAGGTAATGAACCAATATGAGAACAACCTGATGCATGCTGCACTAGATGGACACACTGTTTTGGTAAATATCAATGACAATAAGATCATTGACAGATGGATGCGCGTGGGCATTGTCGTGGGCTTTGTTCCGGTGACATGTAAGTCCTTGAAGGATAGGAAAGCGAGAGGGGAACTTCGTCCTGACCAAGTTGGTAGGATGCACAACCTCGATACTTGCCAGAAGGCTTGGCGCGACAGAGGGGTTGAGGAGATCGCTACAATTGATGATGCAATAGAACGAGCGGAATTGGGAAAGCGCAGTTTTCGGACAGGGGGTTTTGACTCATTGACCAAACTGTTGCATAAGAACCAATACAATGTTGATGAACATAGCTGGTTGGTTAGGAGAATATGGCCTACTACTAGCAAGATGCTGCAGGAGAGGGAACAGGTTACACCTCCCTTAGCTATCGCTCTGGCACAACAGCAAATCCAAGATAGACTAGTGAGCCGTGATCTAGTGGTCAAGGTTTGTCGTTTGTGTGTGGGATTTGGTGGCCAAATGCTAACCAATGTGATCATGTGGTGCTGTGGCCTTGATGGAGGCTGGTATGAGATGAACAGGATACAAGAGGAGTTCGGATTTTTCAATGGTGATCTCAGGCAATTCATGGAAACCACCAAATTGTTCCACAGCCTTGTCAGAAACACGGATGACGTTGGTTGGTTTGGTGGTAAGTTCACAGCGGATCATTACATGTATTTCAATCTATTGCCAGGTAGGTACTTCTTTTCTCACCTAAATTTCAGAGATGAGCTCACGAGCAGGACTCAGGAGGCTAGACCGATAATGGATTCTGTTTACGACCAACCTGCAGGTACATTTGAGAAGCTGGTAGAAAATGTTGTCGATTATCTGAGCAACCTGTATGCAGAAGGCAGCGTCGCGCAAGCAAGTACTACGTTAGAAACCTTCTGCGCTGATTTTCTAACTTGGAGCACGTCAGGCAGTGCCCCCAACCGTGGATTGGAGTTGGTCATGCCCGATGGATCCAGTATGAGGAGCAGCGGTGGAACCAAATCTGCTCAGTTGAACCGGATGGGTGTCCAGGGTGTACTGGACTGTTTAGGCAGCAGACCTAGTTGTGTGGGTACCCCTACCTACAAATTTGAACCTGGTAAGTTGCGAATGTTATTGCCGGGACCGATGTACCATTGGGTGGTAGAATCAATCGCACTGTGGGGGGGTGAAGGTCACGTTCTCCGTGGAGTGCCTGAAATAGCTCTCGAACAGAATAGCTACATTGAGTTCGTACAAATGACGAATCGCTTGGCGACTACAGGCAGCATGATGGCTAGGGCCTGTAGTGACTACGCTGATTACAACATACTGCACACATTTGATAGGATGAAGCACCTCTGGCTCAGTCATGCCCGTGCACTAGATGTGAGATTGGGACTGGAAGCCAATCAGACAACAACTGATGAGCAGAGCATGTTGAATTTTGTGCGTAAGGCCTGCCGCTGGGCTGCAGCTGCGTTGAACGACGTGCAGGCCAAGATAGATGACGACACATACATTAGGTTGGTTCGTGGTCTGTGGACAGGTTGGCGG